TCAAATATTATTTGTTTCAAATCCAAGATCATCTGAAATTGATCAAGATGTCAAAAAAAGACAAGAAATAATAAGTTCACAGGAGTTTAAAGATAAACTAACAATGGATACATTTCGTTACTATCGTCTTTCAGATAGACATAGGTCAGCTACAGCTATGCAATCGGAAGATATATTCCTAAAAGCCACCAATATGACAAGATCTGATTATAGTACTATCAGAAATGAAGTGGAACCGTTGATAAAAGAACTTAAAAATCTTAATAAAATTCAAAGACACGCAATTAAGAAACGCAAAGATCCAAATGCACTATCGCCAACATTAAAGAAGTATGAAGACACTGGAGAAATTTCAGATGAAATTGATTCGGATGACGAAAAATTTGATGTCAATGAATATCTAGAAACAGTATTGGCTATTTGGGGAGTTGATGTTAGAAAAAATATCAACACAGCATTTGATCCATCCAAGCCAGCATATATAAATTCAATATCAGCACCATCGGTGAATATTCCAAGAAAAGCGGTTAATGCTATGACAGTTACAAGCTTTAATTTGATTAAAGACTTCATCGATAAGTTTTTAGACAAATATAATGAAAAAGGCATGGCATTTACATCAGATGATTTTCAAACTAAAGTTGTAGATAAAATAAAATCATTAGGATCTGCGCCAAATGAAACTGAAGTTTTGCAAAGCATACATGATGGATTAGTCGGCATTGATTACGGTAATCTTGGTGATGATGACAACCAATATGAAATTAGCGGTATCGAAAATCGAGTCGTTAGAGCAGTGTTTGATAAGCCCGAAAATAGAGACAAATTCCAACAAGTAAAAGATGTTATTAAAATGCAACTACAAAACTTAGAAGCGACAGCAGCTCATAGAATTGATCGCATGATGGCAAAAGCGGATAAGGCTATGATGGCTGATAAACAACCAGTCCAACAGCAGCCAGCTGAAGAGCAACCTGTGCAAGAATCTTATGATGCAACATTCCATTATATGGAAAATCAACTGCAACGAGATTCCAAATTCAAAGGAGATAATTCAAAATACAACGATAGAGGATTCAAAAAGCCAATCAATTATTGGCATTGGATGACCAAATGAAAAAAGGGGAGTGGATTTAACCACTCCCCTTTTTTGTTATTATTGGGTTATTTCAGAATCTTCTACATATTCTGTTTCATCCTCATCTGGCATGTCTTCAACAGCATCCAGTTTATTTCCATACGACCACTCGGATTTGAGTCGGGATTCTAATTCTGGAATTAGATAGTCCCACACATCCTGTTGAGTTTTCCACTGTTTATAAAAACCAAGCTTCTCACCCTTCCAGTCTGTATAAGTTGCTCCATTTGCAACTACAACTCCCATACCTTTCATAATATCCAATAAACCGAAGTACTTATTCAATCCAGTTGCAAACTCTAGATACATTTCACCTTCTAGGTATTGTTTAATGAAACGATTTTTAACAGTCAAGGCTCGAATAATAACACCTGAGAAGCTTTTCTGAGAAGCCGCCTTGGTATCTTCAATGGTCTTGCCCCCGTCGTCCTTTGCAGCCTTTCTAGCCAACTGAATAGTGACTGATGGAAGATATACAGCTGCTTTACCTCCAGCGATATTCTTCTCAAGAGTCGGATACATCTGGCTTGGATCATCATACACATGATTGGTCAGCAAGATTGGAGTGTTTGTTAGATTGCTCATAACAGTGCATGTCTTGAGAAGAGATTTAACACTCTTTGCGAAGGAACCCATATCAGCTGATGTGTTTTCCTTGTCCATTCTGTTGACTTCCATTTCACTCTGCAAGTTCGCAATCGAATCGATTGCAATAATGAACTTACCGTCCCAACCATTCTCTTTAACTTTAGTCAGCAACTTGTAAATGGAATTACGAGTGCTTTCAGCTGTCTTGGTTTTGTAATACTTAACCTTGGTGGTATCAAGGCCCATAGCTCTTGCACTTTCGTCATCAATCGCTCCCTCAGTATCATATATGATAACTTGCATGCCCTTCTTCTGAGCATTGGCTAGGGTCTTTAGAATGAATCCAGTTTTAAATGTCTGGCTAGGACCAGCAAATTGAGTGACACGACCACGCGGAACACCTCCATATAAAGATCCAGAGATCAAAGCATTCAACACCATTGATCCAGTGTCGATCCAATCATCTTTAGATACCTTATTATCGCTCAAGTAAGAAGAATATGGCGTGATGTCCGCCACGGTCTCCCAAAGAGCGTCTAGTTCTTTTTGTTTGATTTCAGACATAGATTATAGATCGTCGATTGAAATAACATTTGGGGATGATGGGACTGCGATCTGAGGAGCTGGATTATTCAATCTGGAATATTGAGAGATAATATTCTCGGAAAGAACAGCGGTGCTGGTTACGATATTGGACTTGTTATAAGTCCACTTGTTGGTGTCTCTGCTTTCCTTATCGAGAAGTTCAAAGAAAAACACTGGGAATGTTTGAACTTGAATCTGTCCATTTCCTTCAAGCTCTAGATGAAGGATCACAGGGTTCTCCAGTGTGAGGGTGGTGTCTGTTTCTGAATCTAGGATTCCGATGATGGTTCTTCCGATTTGGTCCTGTATTGCGGTATGTGTTTTACTCATATGTTTTGATATTATATTATATTTGGTTATTGTCAAGTTGTTCCGTCTGCCTTTTCAGCATTCGGTTGTGTTTTTTTCCCGTCATGGTTAGTGAAGTTCCTTGGGTGTGGAAATAATCACTCCACTCGGATAGAATACTTTGCAATTCTTTCAATTTGGGATTTTGCAAATCGTCCATTTTGTTGGTTCTAACCAATGACGATAGTTCTTTTATGATTGCATTTTCAGCATCATCCAGCCCTTTGTTGTATGCTTCTTGTATTGTCATAATTTAATCTTCTGCGAAAAAGTCGAGCAAATCTGTCTTTAAATTCTCATTGGGTTTTCTAAGAATCCATCCAACAGCCTTGTAGAAAAAATCAATATTTCTAAACATTAGATTTTCAAACATTTGCTCATAATCGATTTTGAAAATATCAGCAAATTCGTCTGGATATTTAGATCCATATCCAACAACGTCAATATTGAATTTGTTGGGTTTCTTAACTGATACGTATCTGATCTTGTCGCCTTGTTTCAACTTCTGATACTTTCCTTCAAGTTTTAGAGCTTTTAATATTTCATTATGATAGTGCGCTGCTCGCATATGCTCCTGCATTCTACTTGCTATTTTTTCAAATCCATCACAGTCGTTTGTATACTTGTCGAATGTATTGATACCGCTCAGTCTAGAAATCATTTCAATGGGAAGTGTTTTGAATGTTTCGTAAGCCTGTTTAAACAAATCATCCGTTTCGTTCTTATTCTTACTTGTGATCATGGTCTCGATGATTTCTTTCAAATACGGTTTCAGTTTTTTAGGCATGGTTGTTTTAACAACTGATACACCTTTATATTTGAACTTGTCGGATTTGAAACCTTCATCATCAATCATGTGAAGGACATAATACTTCTTCTTCAAGAATATACCAGCGTCGCAAATAGCCTCTCGCTTGAACACAAATCTAGGATCTTTACTTTTTAAGTACTCTCTAGCCCATGAAGACATGTTATCATTTAAATAATTTTCAATGTAGTCACAATATTCATAAAATTGAGGATTTATAGAATCTCCAGACATGAGAGGAATACCGTATGGTTTCAGACATTTCAAGGAAATGTAAATAGAATCTGTATCACCATATATAATAGATTCTTCCAAAGTGAGATTATCAATTTCTGGATGTCTATTTTTCACAGATTCGACGAATAAATCAGCTGACTTTTTAATTACAGCTTGTCCTGTTAATGTAACGGATGATGCAATATCATCATCGCCCATGGGGGCATATGCATTGCCCATGTATCCATAAAGAGAATTCAAATTAATTTTATATGCATATTGCACCGAATCATATCGATTCAAATTCGCCAACAATGCAGATCTTTCATCGGAGTCCATATCGTCTTCTTTTTCCAGACGGTTCTTACATTCCTTGAAGAGTTTCTGCATTTTTTTTCTCTCAGTGTAAAGCCAATCCAAATATTCAGGAACGATCCCCTTGCGCTTTTGAGAAAACAAAAACCCAGCCTCTGTTGTGCAAATATCTTCTTGCTTTATATATTTTTGAAAATTATCTTCTGATAATTGATATATCGTTCCATTCACATGGTGGATTTTATAAACGCCATCGATCTCTTCGTAGCTACCAATTTTTGTTTCTGGTGACAGATTCAAAGAAATCATCACACTGGGATACAGAGAGTTCGCATCGAAACTGACAATATTCTCACTCAGTCCAATTTTCGGAACTCTTACATATGCTCCGGGATTTTTACCATCTTTAATTGTTCTTTGGAAAGTTGGAATGAACTGATTTCTCTTACGAGCCTGTACAGCGAGCGCTCCATTCATGATAGGAACTGTGTCGATTGCTTTATCGATATTGGATAATCCGATGTTTGCAAGGAATCTCAAGGTCTTCATATATCGAAGCTTGTCGTCTAGATTTACAAGAAGTTCAACGTCTTTAATATTGTAATCGACGAAAGTTTTCCAATCATTTAATGCTAATTCCCACAATTGGCCTTCGTATTCCAGCTTCTGTTCGCCTAGTTCAACTTCAGCAATATAATCAAGCTTGTATGATTCTTGTTTATCGAGTTTGAACTTTTGATAAAGTACCATGTAGTCAACTGATGATACGCCTTCGATTATAATTTGAATTGGAGGTTCTCCGAACTTTACTTTTTTCTTTACCTTCTCGTAAATTCTACCAATCGGAGATAATCTCTTTTGCCACTCCTCATCCAATACAGTGGCAATTCGATTCACAATATAAGGCATATCGAATCCACTGGAATTCCACCCTGATACGACATCAGGATAATCCATTTCCCAAAATTTGATGAAAGTCTTGAGTAGAATTTCTTCACTCTTACAATGGATGTATTTAACTTTCTTGCCTTTGATGTGAGAGGTATCAAAAGGCTTCAATCCAAATGTTACATATCTCTGAGAGATTGAATCGTAGCATGTAATCAGATTGATTACATCTTCTGGATTTTGAATGTCGGGAAATTTACCCTTATTGCTGAAAGTCTCGATGTCGATGAACATCACCTTCAACGGAAATCTGGAAAAGTCGTCGTCTGTATTTGTATTCCAGTAATTATCAATCAAAAATTGCTGGGATGCTGGGATATTCTCAAATATCCTCTTAATATTCGCCTCTTTTACAAATTTGCTTCGTTCAAATTGAGTTTTGAATTCCTTTTTCTTCAATTTGGTATTGAAGATACTTTCCAAGTCCCCTGATTTGCTTTCGAGCAGCAGATACGGATCGAAATCTAGATCAAATTTGACTCTGTTCCCTTCATGATCCCATGTAAACAGATGGACGCAGCGATCCCTGTTGTTGTAGACGCAATTTCGATACATGCCAGTATTAGACCATGAATCGAGAGGATGTCAATTCCATCTTGGCAGCAATTTTCTAGCGGGATCGCCGTAATCTGTGTTCAAGGCTTCCATGAATGCGCCAATATTGTCATCCAATTCCAAGAATCGTTGAGATCCAATATTTCTCAATTCAGGAACCAGTGAATAATACTTAGATCTATTTTTCCAGTTTAGCAGCTTTTCAACTTTATATGCTAGATCATCACTGTTGGTGAATTTTAAATCAGACAACGCATTACCATAAGTTACCATATCTTGACACAAGCAAGGAATACCCAAACAAGCAGCTTCGATGTATTTGATGTCTGATTTGCTTCTATTGAAATTATTATCCTGCAATGGAGCGATGAATAATTGCGCCTTGAGACTTCTTAAGAAGTTTGGATACTGCATTAAGTTTTTCCAAGGGTGGAATTCGATTTTTTTACTGAATACCAAACTCTGCAACGGTGGGGGAACTGCTCCAATGAATACGAACTGATACTTATCGACATTTTCAGTGATAAATTTAAGAACATGTGTGAAATCATCCTCTTGATTGGTTTTATTACCAACATCAAAGTGTGCTCCAGATCCAGCATATACAATTCGTGGCTTTTTCTTATTTTTATCGAAATTATCGATAATTTCTTTGTAATTATAATGATGACCTATCCACCAATATGGCGGGAAATTAGGAACTGTTGTGATTTCTTTCTTCCCAGTTCTTAACTTGTAGAGATCTCTCATGTAATTACAGGTCACAGTGACCTCATCACACATGTTTATTATATCGATGCAGTTCTGTCGGATGGTATCATTATCAAATGACTCTTTGTAGATGTTGTAGTCTGGAATATCTTCCCTAAACACAACATCATCGACTTCATACATCAATTTAAATCCACATTCTGGTTGAATGCTTTTTAAAAATTTGACAAACTCTTTCTGTTCTGACGAAGCCTGTCTTTGCAGCTTGACTGTTCTTACATTTCTGTACCAATCTTTGTTCAGCACCATGCTAGTCAGAGAAGTACTGTCGCCCATATTGCACATATTCATGTGCATTTCAGCCCATCCGATTCTCCACATCCCACATCCCTGTCTATCAGCCATGTAATTAACATATCTAGTTGATTTAGACTGAGATCTAGCAACATTCGCAGTTGTTTGCTTAGAACTAGACGGAGATTTTGGAAATGGAGAAGCGAATGGTTTTACAAACATGAAATAATTATTTTCAATCGGGCCATTGTCAATAATATTACTTACACTTGCGGCATAATCCGTCTGGTTATATCATTTTCTTTTTCTAGAGAAACGATTTCACCATCAACATGCTTCGATGTTTCTTTTCTATGTGAGATAGCGTACACGCATGTGTTATTTTTCTGAATTCTCTTCTTCAATACTTCTATCAATAGATCCAATCCACGCTCATCAAATGCACTATCGAAAATCTCATCATAAAATTCAAGATTGCTGGATATTCCGCTTATTTTTCTTCTCATATCAGAGAAACTCAACACACATGCGACATCGACGCTGCGTTTTTCAGCTCCTGATAGGTTGTTGTAAGAGAACTTTTTACCTTTTGTTGTTGAAATCTCTTCATCGAAATACTCATCAAACTTACAATTGATATTCATGCCTAAGTTTTTGATGTAAAGTTGAATTGTATGGTTCAACATGTCGAGTAATTTTTTAATTACAAAACTTTTAACACCTTCTTCTCCTAAAACAAATTTACAAATATCGTAATCGCTCTCTTTTTCTTTACATACCGACAACTTCGTGTCATGTTCTACCTTACGATTTTCTACTTTTTTGATATTTTCTTCAAAAGTATCAGGACTAATTCCTGAATTAACATTATCAGCTTCAAAATTCTCTAGATTTTCTTCATATTCTTGTAATAGATGAGTTAGATTTTCTTTTTTACGACTAACTTCCTGTTGATTTTTGATCTGGAGACTTATTAAGTCGATATTATTTTTAATACGAGTTTTGTTAGTTTCCCATTTCGTTCTATCAGCTTGAAATAATATAACATCATTCTCCATTTCTGTTATTTTCTTAGAAGCTTCGACTTTACGCTGCTCGATGAATTCAATATGGTCGTGTGAGATACTCTGTAGGCATTTTTCACATTCAACTCCATCGACATTATTCAATTTTGACAATTCAGCCTTTGAATAATTCAAATCTTGCCTGCGTTCAGTTATTTTAGTCGAAATCGTCTGCAACTTGGCATCCAATCCGATCAAAGCATCGTTTAATTTCTTTGATTGATCATTCAATTTAGAAATATCGACATCTGGAGGCAGATCATCCAATCTAATTCTGACATTTTTGATCTTATCTTGCAATTCACACTTTCTAGCTGCTAAAACAGCGTCTCTTTCTGCTATTTGCCTTTTAATCTGTTCAAGTTGGGAATTATATGCAGCTATTGAAGTGTTCAACTCATCCAAAACCGCTGAAGATACATTCATATCATTCTTATTCTCACTGATTTGCTTCTTTAGATCTTTCAACATCAATCCAAATATCTCAATACCGAAAATATCTTCGATAAATTTTCTCTTCTCAGCTGCTGATTTCAACATGAATGGTGTTGTATCACTTAGGGTCATTATGTCGCAGCTTTTGTGTATAATTGGGTTAGTCCCAAGCAAATCACAGATATATTTGTTTGTATTTGCGATACTATCACGAGTTATATCCTCAGATCCTCTCCAAAGCTCAACTTTGGATGGCTTTACTTGTCTGATGATTTTATAACTTTGTGTTCCAGAGGGTGATTCGACATCAAATTCAAGTTCAATTCGACCTTTGCCCTTTGTGACATTGTTTACAATGAATTCATTCTTGATTTTTCCGATAGTTTCTCCAAAAATTGCAAAGAAGTAGGCAGACATCAACGCACTTTTACCGACAGCGTTCTTTCTTTCTGGATTATCGATATTTTGACCTGTGATTAGGTTTAAACCCTTTTGAAAATTCAATTCAATGGTGTCATTACCAATGCTTAGGAAATTTTGGACTGCTAATCTTTTATATTTGATTTTTTTCATTACAGTTTGTTATTATTGTATAGATCTTTGTTTATTTTCTTAACTCTTTTGAGTTGATCGTCTGGTAAACCTAGTTTTTCATAGAATTCGTCAAACATATCATCGATATTGATCGAATCAACCACTTCAACATCATCCAAAGTCTTCGTAGATACATTATGCTCTGTTGTAAACTGCCAAGGTGTCAGTTTAGAAATGGCAACTTGGATCTTCTCCAGTGCTTTTTCTTCAATTTCTTTATCAACAACCAATTTAACTATGTTATTGCCGATCAAAGTCTTATCCAAGCCTTTAAGAGAGCTTAAATACAGTTTAATGAACGATGGAGACACTGAATTTTCAAAGAATTCAATAGAACCATCCTCTACATCTAGAATATGATACCCTTTTGAGTTGTCCACATCGGAAAAATCCATTGAAAAGCAACTTCCGATGTAATTAATGCTGCCTTCTTTGTATTTTTTACTGTTTCTGTTATGAAAGTGACCAGAAAATGCCAATTTACCCTTGGAAAGTACATCAATTGGGGATAAACCATGGTTACACACCGTGAAATTGTTCATTTTGAAGGTTTGAATCTCAAAATGACCAAAAATATAGTCATATTTGGAGTCTGGAAGCTGATTATTCCAAGGAACCATCAAAAATCGCTTTCCAAACTTCTCAAATTCCAATGTTTTATCAACTAAAGTGATATTTTCATGTCCTTTTACCATTCCAAGGCTGTGAACATCACTTCTATTCTTATAATAAGCGTCATGATTGCCTATAATCATAAACATATTGAAATTTTTGAACTTTTCGATGATTATAGAGGCAATATGCAGGGTTTGTACACTGATTTCAGTTCTATTATCAAAAAAGTCACCCAAGAAAAAGATATCGGTGACTTTTTTCTTGTTTAATTCAGAAACAATCCAATCTGCCCATTCCAGTGCGGTATTGTGCCATTTCTCGCTATTTCCGTAAATTCCCAAGTGAAGATCACTGAAAATAGCGATTTTAGTTTTTGTAATCATTTGATTACAGGATACATGAGTATGATTAAAAGTCAATCATCGGAATCCGAGTACTCGTCGTCGAACTGTGATTGCTTTACATAAATATCACCCTCAGAGCCAAGTAAATGCTGCTCATACATCATCTGTTTGTATTCCAACAAGCCTTCATGCTGCTTATTTTCCTTCTTTATACGATTCGTAAAGGCATTCCATGCAATTTGATTGAAGTAACTGAAGGGACTGAAGCCAGAATCCATTCTAAATTTCTTACCATCCAGTGCTGAATACATTTTAATTACAGCATCGCCAATCATTTCTTCCTTCCACCCCTTTGTGTAATTTATAAATCTCCAATTATAGCTTAAATTTTCAGCAATCTTTAATATATTAACAGCTAATTCATCTTTCATGATGTCTGTTTCATAATATTCATTGATTTGTTTTGTAAATTCGGATGGACTTACATAATATGCTTTCTTAACTTTTTCATTTACTTTCATAAAATTATATCTTTATCATTCCAAGGTATTTCTTCATCAATGTATATTGATTTACGTTCCAATGCATGGTCTTCTGAGTACTTTAGATTATCATAAATATCAATAATTACAAGTTTTTCTTTGTTTTCATGCAATCTAAGACCTCTTCCGATGCCTTGCACAATTCGAATAAAGCTTTTACCACCGGATACAAACAAAATATTGTGTAGATTCTTTATATTGATACCTGTTGAGAATATACTGCTCATTGCTATACACACCACATTGTTATTTGTTTCCATATCAACGATGCTTTGCATTCTAGATTCAATATCTATATCGCCCTTTATGTAAATTACTTCTTTATCTTTTACAGATTTCATCACTTCCATCAGGGCATCGCCATGTTCCAAGTGATTTACAAGTATCAATGTATTGTTGGTTAACTTGGATGCTATTTTTCTTATTAATTCATTGCGATCCTTTGAATTATAGATAAAATTCAACTCATTTGTGTAGTCTTCAGTTGGCGACTTGTCCTTCTTTTTAGATTTTTTAGGTATTAGATGCTCTGGATGTATCACTTTGAGCATTTTAATCGATACACCAGTTAAAATATTTTCATCTCTTAACTCCTTGCTACTCTTTTCAAAGAGTACAGGTCCAAATATCCCAGTAATTTTCCAACATTCGTATTGATCTTTCGGTAAAGTTCCTGTAAATCCAAATTTATTTGGAGTTTTAAACTTGTTTGCAATCTTGGATATCTTACTGGTAGTCGTAACTCTATGGCACTCATCGACAATTAGAAGATCTACATCGTAAACCCATTCATTATCTTTAATTTTTGATATTAAATTTTCAGTGTTTACGATAACGACATCGGTATTTTGCAATTTAGATGTTCCAGTCCACACACTGTATGAGAAATTAACACCGTAACTCTCAAAATCACCCTTCAGCTGACTCACTAAGGATATGCCGGGTACAACCACAATCGCTTTAAAACTTCTAGCGATTCTATTCCTCCAAATGTTCTCAATAAGAGACGCTATGCAGAAGCTCTTTCCTGAGCCTGTAGCACTCTTTATAGTGCCTCTACCGTGTTTCAGGCATCTCTCCACAACTTCCTTCTGGAAGTCCCTGTGGGGGTATTTAAAGCCATCGTAGAGCACGCAATCACCGATACCGCATCTAAGGTGATCTTTAAATTCTGGTGTATACTCGATAGTTTTAAACCCTTCGGATTTCAAAAACTCGATAATTTCTTTATACAATCCAAAATCAAACTTGCCGGTTTTATCAATCGCATATTTTTTATCAGGCATATGACGACCTTTTGCTTTAAGAAACTTAGCAGCTTCGTTTTTTACACTGAAGTGCCGTTTCAATATGGTATTGATGACCATATCGCAAATGATTTGGCCTTTACCTGTACTTTTATCGTAGTGTATAGTGATCAAATTTGAATTAGTTCCAATAAGACTAATTCAAATTCTAAATTTAGTAGAATTTCGTTTTTCATAATTCTTGCAATTGTTTAAATTTCAAGATATTTTCAAAGTCTCTAGCGATATATCGAACGCTGTCGTAGATTTTTGAAAATAAACTGACGCAAAGTTTGAGTTCTTCAATATTCTCATTGATTTCCTGTAATGAATCATCATTTTTAACATTATCCAGTGCGATTTTTGTCAAAACGACAGGGGCTTTTCCAATCACTTCGCTTGATAATGTCTTGATCATCTTAGAACGCTTCGATTCGAGCTTTGAAAGTGCTCTTTCGTAGTCAGTCAACACCATTGCCCAAAACGCTTTTTCACTTGGAACCTGATTCAACTTATCACGGAGTGTGAGATCATTAATATCAGAAACAAAGTCCTTATAACGCTTGGATAGTTCTTCTCTTTTTTGAATAACATTCATAGTGTTGTGTTATATTGTAAATACAATTATGTCATTGTCAAGAAAAGAAATAGAAAAAATGGAAAATATATACGAATCTATGTATTTTGAAGATATGAATTCAGCATCTGTTGTTGGTGGATCATCAGAAATACAAGAAATACCTATTGAGAATGAAGATACTTATGCTAAGGGTGATACTAGAATACCAACAGTTCTCGGTGTTCAAAGAAGAAATAAAATCAAACCATTATTTGATCCAGCTAAACATCAAAAGAATAAAAAGAATGGTAAGATTAAGAAGAAAATGTAATATTATATTATAATAATGTAGTATTTTACACTATTTTCAATATACCCCCTTGACAATTGAATAAAGGGTGATAATTATTGGGTGGTGGGTGGGTAATATATAATATATTATAATTAATATATAATTATTAAAGCTATTATAATTATTACTTCATCTGGAGGATTACGATAGTAATCCGACTTGTTATATTATATTATAAATATAATTAATACATGTCAAATTGGAAAAATATGCCGGATAACACAGAGGGTTATCATGGATTTGTATATAAAATTTATAATAATCACCCTGATTCTTTAAAAAAATATTATATTGGGTGTAAAAAGCTTTTAAAAAGATTAAAAAGAAAGCCATTAAAAGGTAAAAAGCGCCCTAGAATATCTTATGTTGATAATGATGTTGAAAAATATTGGGGAAGTTCAGAAGAATTAAAAAGAGACATCGAAACATACGGATTAGAGTGTTTTTCTAAAGAAGTATTACACCTATGTGAAACTCAGTGGGAAATGAAATTCCTAGAAATGTTTGAACAGATGAAACACAATGTTTTATTTGACAATCAATCATACAATGGCATAATCAATGTTAGAATTAATTCTGTTCCAAAATCTTTACAGGAAAAATACAAAAACTTCGATTTTAATGAGTGTGCTGAGAGAAAAAATAAATGATGATATCGTTTCAATTATATTTGAATCTAAAAATAAAGAAATTATAGATATTGATCAAATTTTCAAAGATACAAACCGCAATTTTGCAAAACTTTTAGATGAACTTGGTCTGAAAGTTGATTTTGATTTTAAAAAATCAAACAATAAAAAGCTTTATACCCATGAATTTATAAAAACATTCATGGAATACATCAAAAATAGATCGAGATCTGAAAAAATTTTGATTTATAGTAATATTTTATCGAAAGATGACTTTAGAAATAGACTTGTTAAGAAATTAAAAACCATTTTCGGATTTAATCTGATGGAATCTTACGAAGACATGGACATTTTCTATGAAAATATTGAAAAACAAGATTGTTTGACGATGACATCACTTGATATATTTTTAAATGAAACCAGAAAATGTAAATCATTCAAAAGTATAAAAAAATACTTTGAAAAGAATGGATTGACATACTTGAATGATACTTATTTTAAAGATTTTACAAACAAGCTGTGCCTATTTATCTAAATATTATGCATGAGTAAGTTTTTAACCCTTGTCGAAAATTACAATCCTGAAAATTCCACATTTGTTAGTGATGTACATGATCTAAAAATGCTGTTGAAGTCTCACGGAATAAAATTTGGAGTGAGTGGCGATGGCGTTTTTTATATTGACGATGCTGCGAATGAAAAAACCTATGTGGTTAAAATCGTAGATATGAAATCTTCCGATAAGGAAGAAGAGGATAACGAAGCATATGACGTAGTTGACGCGACGTCATCTATAAGCCCGCAAGCAGCGGCAGCGAAGGCTAATTTTATAAAAACTGCAAAGCCGAAAATACCAAAAGCGATTGCGGATTTAAATGCGAAAACTGTCGCAATATCAAAAATGTAATTATGAAAAGTAAAACACTATCATTGATGCGTAAGTATCATAAAATGCTCTTAGAACAAGACGAGCAAGATCCCGCTGCCATGGACCCCGCAGCAGCTCCAGAAGGCGCTATGGAGGCTCCTATGCCACCCCCGGAACCCGAGCAGTTGAAAATGACACAGCAGGGTGAAAATGAGTATGTTAAAAGCATTCTGGAATTGAGTAAACTTTATTTGGACGCTGTTGGAAACTTGGAAGATAAAGATCAAATCGATCAAATTGCAAATTCATTCGATGATGCACTTAAACAAGGGCAAGTTAACGGCAGGGAATACTACAAACAATATCAAAAAGTAATGAACTCTCATATGCCAGATGAAATGAGAACATTACTCGGCAACATTAAATAAATAATATTATGGATTTTAAATTAAAAGAACACGGATTGATTTGGGAAAACTACATGACTCGTTTTGGATCACAAGACGAAGAAGATGATAGAGATGACAACATCATGGACGAAGGTGAATATGACCATTCAGATGAATATGGCGATGACGATTTCGGCGATGATGACTTTGGTGATGACTTTGGTGATGAAGGTCAACAGAGTGTCGTGATGTCATTCGACACCTCAGAGCCCGTTGAAATGGATCACGACGACCATCACGAAGACGATCATGACGACTATGCTACAACTGAGCGTAATGACATGATTAGAAGTGAATTGGCCAAATTGGTTGAGTTTGCAAATCGCTTGAGTGAAATGTCAAAAGATGCGGATTTCGAAGAATGGATGGCTGCAAAGATCACCAAAGCATCTGATTACACCAGCGATGTTTATTTCAGACTTTCTACAAAAGCCGATTACGCTAATTGCGGTTGCGACCAATAATTAATCATGATTAATTTTCACGATTTCTTTTTTGAAAAGTATATAATCGGTTTGATCGAAGATGTATATATCGACGGTCTCGGAAAAATATCATCAAAAATTGATAGTGGAAACGGTGCGTATAATGTTATTCACGGAGAAGATATACAAATCGACAAAAAACAAAAGCTCGTTCGATTTACTACTGTTAATGCGGTATCTTTGGAGAAAGACTTAATTGATGAAATTGTCATAAATGTCGGAGCTGGTAAAAGCGAAGACAGACCGGTTGTTAATTTTAATATAAAAGTAGGTGATCGGATTTTCAAAAATGTTCCGTTCAGCATTGGTAATAGAAGCAGCAACAATCAGAAAATTTTAATTGGTAAAGATTTTATTCAAAAATCTTTAGATGCGCTGATTGATGTTAGTTTATCAAATGTTGCAGGTAGGAACTTGGAAGTAGAATTTGATCGTGTGAATGAATCTAGCAATGAATCATTTGATAGTGTGTCGCGAACTGTAAAACAACCCACAAACGAAATCCTCGCAGAATTACAAAAGTTAAAAACAACAAACGAAAGACTCGAATGGCTCCACCAAAATGGATTTTTAACGCAAGTAGAAGGTCACAATGCTGTAAATTTTGATGGGCGTGTAATAGTGATGATGCGACTTGGTAATATGGCCATGCCGTTTTATTTATCATCTGGACTCGCAGGTAAGACTGATGTTCCGTCTGGTAAATGGTATGCAATTTTCGGAATCGATGAGGAAACCGGTTGGATAAACAAAGGAACCTCCGATCAAATGATTGATCAATATGGATATAGAATCCTTCAAAGGATGGCTAGAATTTTAAATGAAGGGATTGGACAGATCAATCCAAGTAACCTGCCTCCATTAAGAAATGATAGAAGCGTTAATAAAGCAACCAATGTTGATATTAATCCGGGTCCGCATAGTGATTATGATCGGTTTGTTGAAAATGCAAATAAATTACTCAGTGCTGTAGATAAAGAGCTTGATAAAATTATGACTCGATAGATATATACAATTTAATTTATGAAAAAATATTCACAAAAACAATTATTAAATGAAGGCTTTTGGCAAGGTGTTGGTACTTTTGCCAAAAGAGCTGGCAATATTGCAAAATATGCTGCTGCAAAAGCACTACCAGTTACAACTCAAGCGGTCAGAGATGTTAGGGATACATTCAAAGATGTTAAAACACTCGCCACCGGAGGATCAGTTGTTGATAAATCGGCACAAACAGTGACACCTGAAGTAACGCAATCTATAAAGCAAGGATTGCTTAGACAAAATATTCGATTATCGTTCATACCGATTACTTATCAATCTTATGATCAGGCGACTAGAAAACATATATATAAAGCGACTGTTTTCAATAATGCTGGAAAAGAGGTTAGCTATTATGTAGATAAAGATGGAGTTATATTAAATCCCCCAGCTTCAACTGCACCAGCTTCAACTGCACCAACTACACCAGCTTCAACTTCTCCACCAGCATCTCCGTAAAGTTTTTTATTGACTTAATTAAGTTTGAGCATACATATGTGTATGCAAATCGAACTGATTACACAAGAAGATGATAATTTCAAAATTGTTGGGATTAACTCAAATACTCCAACAGTCGTAGAGAAAGAACCTCCAGTTGTCGAAGTTCCTGTTGAAATTGTGAATTATCCACAACCGAAACCAGCCCCGATTGAAAATCAAAGGGGGCTGGATTGGTTTAATGGAACAAGTTGGGGGAATTCCTGATTCGATTAAACGCCCAATACTTGAGTGATATGCTTGAGTATTGGGCTTCTTACAACATCATCGACATCAAATTTGGCGCAATGAATATTATTTTTAATTGAATGTTCGGTGTTGAATAATTGAAACACTTTTTCAAATCCAGAATCCTTGATGTCACTTTGTTTTGCGTCACCGCAAATGATGTATTTGCTATTTCTACCAAATCTAGTTAGAATTGTAGCTAATTCGCCTCTGGTTAAGTTTTGAGCTTCATCGATGATGACAAATGAATCGTGGAATGTTAAACCTCTAACGAAGTTTACGGGTATTGCTTTGATGTATTTCTGATTGAACAGCGCATGAGTGCTGGTCTCGTCCACAATCTCAGCAAGCTTATCCATGAGTGGTAGTGTATATGGACCGAACTTCTCATCCAATTCTCCGGGTAATGCACCCAAACTTCTGGATGAGCTTTCCACAACGGATCTGATGTAAATGATCTGTTCACACTTTCCTTCTTTCAAATGCTCAAGGGCTGCATATACGGACATGTATGTTTTATTACTTCCCGCTAAACCATCAATAAACATCATGTTTGTGTTGTTGTCGTTGATGGTATAATAACACCTCGTTTGGTTGTCTGTAAACGGGAAGTGTTTTTTCAATTTCAGATTGTTAAGATTGAAATTCTTTTTGTATGACTCCATGAATTCTCTTTCGAGGTCAGGCACTTCTTTGCGCTTTCGCGCAGCACGTTTTACGCTCATCGATAGTATTTAATCGAATATTATCGTGGATGTGTAATTCTGTTAGACAGTTGAATTTACTAAATATATAAGCTTGACAAGAATTTTATTTCATGTAAAATCGACACATGAATGATAAAATTTTGGTTCTAAACAGGTTCTATTTCCCTGTTGGAACTTGTGATGTGAAGAAAACCTTTGGAAACATATTTTCCGAAGTTGTGCATCCTTTGGACATCGTTTATGACCAAGATACCGATGGCAACAAACTTGAAACCATTTCATATTTCAATGTCATAAAAACCGCAAAAGATTGGATGGGTCTTCCAATTCGAGACTACGACAATCGAATAAAAACAACACGAGGAGATGTAAGAATTCCATCTGTGGTGGTGTGTGCTACATACGAAGGGATACCCCATAAAAAGGTGCTTTTTCCAACCAAACACAACATTTTCAAGAGAGATAAAAACATCTGCGGATACACTGGATTGAAGTTAGAAAAAGAAACTTTAACATTGGATCACATCTATCCGAGGTCTAGATATAAATCAAACCCAAACACTTGGGAAAACCAAGTAGCCTGCCACAGAGAGCTGAATATGTGGAAAGGTGATAAATTACTAGAAGAGTGCGATTTAAAAACATTCAACCCAAGAGATCCCGATTTAAAAAATTGGCTGAGCACGCAAGGTCGTCGATTGAAATTGATGAAACCTGTCCAAAAACCAAAAAATGGATATGTTTTTGTTGATTTTCTAGAAGATTGGGAAATGTTCTTGAAATCTGAATAATGTCTGATAAATTAACTTTATGAGAATTGCTATCAGCGGTACCCAAAATTCGGGAAAGTCAACATTGGTCAATGCATTTTTACAAAAATGGCCTATGTATGGCACTCCTGTTAAAACATACAGAGACATCATCAAGGAAGCTAATCTAGAGCATTCCTCACAAACCAACGAGGAAACACAGCTGCTTATCTTGGACTGGATGATGAAGACTCAGGAGAAGATGACAAAGGAAACCAACATGATCTATGATCGATGCACTTGGGATAATTTGGCATACACACTGGTTGCAAATTCTTATGATCAAATTTCCGATGAAGTCACTGCCGCTACCATTTCACTGGTTAGGGAAAGCATGAAGCATCTCGATATTATCTTTTGGATTCCTTTCGATGAAGATATTAAAGTCGTGGATGATGGTGTTAGAGATACAAAAATCGAACATCTAAAAGAAGTTGATCAAGTATTCTCACAGCTCTATGATCATTATTCTGATGACCTAGAAACTGATATATTCTACCCAAAGGAAGATTGCCCAGCAATTATTCCAGTGGAAGGTAAGACTATTGATGATAGGTTGTTTTATATCTCTCAATTCATCGATGATGCTGGCGCATTGATAGAACCAGATCCAAATTTCTTCAGCGAAGAAAATCTTCAGCTATTGGAAACCATGCTGAAAGATCAAGAAGACGCAGGTAAAGCGGATGCAGCAATTGAAAAATTAATGAAAGAAATTAAGAAAAATGGAAAGTAATGAAAAAATAGGAGTGGGCATTGTTACATACAATCGCCCTCATTTACTGGAAAAATTATTAAACAGCATATCGAGCTGTACTTTCATTGATCTCATCATTGTGAATGATGGTGAGCGCATTGATAACTTAAAAGGGTGGAATTATTTTCTTGTAAATAATGAGACCAATTTAGGTGTTGGTAAATCAAAAAATGTCGCTATACAACATTTGTTAGATAAAGGATGTGATCACATCTTTTTGATTGAAGATGATATCTTTATTAAAGATGTGACAGTGTTTCACAAATATATAGAAGCATCCAAAATATCGGGAATCCAGCATTTCAATTTTTCTCAACATGGGGTTATGAATAAATCATTTGACTCCAATCGTGATCCAAATCCCAGAGTGATTATAAATTATGGGTCAATTAAAATTCCGCTGTACCCTCATTGCGTTGGTGCTTTTTCTTATTATTCTAAAAAATGCTTAGAAAATGTCGGTCTTATTGATTATAGATATTATAATGCATGTGAACATGTCGATCATACATATGAGATCATAAAATTCGGGATGCACCCACCTTTTTGGTATTTTGCAGACATTGAAAATTCTTGGGAATTTATTGGTGATGAAGAATGGTCCCCTCAAACATCATCTATACTTTCAAATCCAAAGGCTCATATGTTTGTAACTGATGCGGATAAAATTTTTATAGAAAAGCATGGGCATTTGCCGCAGCAAACTCCATTAGTGAATGAACAAGAACTTAAAAATATATTAAAAAAAATAAAAAATGAGCATACTGCATAATACATTAACACGAATACCGCCAGAGCATAAGATAAATATGTCCTACCTAGAACTAGGATATGAAAATTTAGAAAATGTTGGGAATAATTTTAAACAAGTGGACGGATTTAAAAGTCAAATATCAGTAGATATGAACAATCATAATGCTACATATACTATGACTACTGATGAATTTTTTAAAATAAATAAACATAAATTCGATATTATCTATATTGATGCCGGTCATACTTATGAACAAGTATTATTAGATTACAACAATAGTGTTAAAGCATTAAACGAAGGAGGAGTAATATTTATACATGATCTATTTCCACCTAATATCGAATTCACCATTCCCGGTTATTGCGGAGATGGTTTTAGACTTTTATCAGACCTCATCATATTAGAACGGGATTTTTTAACATATATTCCAGACATGGGTCTTACCCAAATATTCAACAATAAAGAAATTAATTCGTATAGTAATATATCATATGGCGATTTTGTAAATTTGATAGCAAATAATAAGAAAACAACTGCGGATTTAGAAGAATGGGTTGTTAATTTTTTAAAGAATATATAATATGGATTTAACAATTCTAACTTGTAATTACAACACACCCACGCTTGTCATAAATTTGATTAAAAGTCTTAAATTAGTGTGTGCCGAACTTCCAGATATATTAGTAGTAAATACTTCAACTGAAGAAGAATCGAATAATATTTTAGAAAAAAATAATATCAGACATTTAAATCTTCCAAGTGGAACGCATGGGAATGGGGTGAATTTAGGACTATCTAATATTACAACTCGTAATGTGTTATTAGTGGATACTGACATATTATTTTTACAAGATTTTAGAAAGCCTTTTGAAAAATTTAAAGAAAGAGGTTTGACTCTTATGGGTAAAGTTGTTGGAGATTGCGGTAATAAAAAATTATACCCAAGAATAGAACCATGGTATTGTTTCATGGACCTGCACTCTCTGAAAAAATACAACATTCAATTTTTTGATCCGATCAGAAGTAAAAAAATAAATCCGAGTGAAAGAGTTTATGATATTGGTTCAACTATGTTTGAAGATGTAATAAAATCTGAATTATCGATTGGAGATGTCGATCTAGAAAATAAATATTTCAAACATTATGGTGGAATGTCTTGGAGGGAACAGAAGTATAATCCAAATGATATAGATACAGATATAGATTTTGGTGGAACTCACCCACATAAGGGAATTTATGATCTGGCATTGAGAGTTAAAAATCAATATTTAAAAGATGTCGAATATCTAAAAAATGTAATAATATGAAATATAACTTAACAGACACATCTATAATAATTCATTTTCGAAGAGATTTTATAGATAGACTTAATAATTTAGAAACTATCGTAAGATTCTTAAATAAAAATTTTAACTATAAAGAAATAATAATAATTAATGATGATTCGGTATTGGATGAAGGAATGTTACAGTTTAAAAATTCCAAGGATAATATAATTGGGTTATTTTATAAAAATAGTGGAGCTTTTAGAAAAGCGGATGCTTTTAATATAGCGGCTAAAATAGCGACTGGACGAATTTTATGTTTTTACGATGTAGATATTTTGATAGAGCCTATCTTCTTAGAAGAAGCACAAACCCTTATATTAAATGGACATTATGATCATATATACCCGCATAATGGCGAGTTTATAACTGTAAAAAAGGAAGTATTTAATAAAATCCTTCCAACATATGATTTTAATTATATGATTAACAATCAAAAAACGGAGAATTTTGAATGGGCCGCTGGAAATTCTCCGGGAGGGTGTAATATGATTTCAATAGAAGCATTCAATAAAATATCTGGATATGATTCTAGATTTCTTGGATGGGGGTTCGAGGACTCTGATTATAAAAATAGATCTATGAGAAAAAACAGAGTTAAACACATAGAGTCTGATAGAGCTGTCTGTTGGCATTTACAACACGATAACTCTATTAAAGCTGAAAACCCATATTATAACCATAATTATCAAATATACATAGAAAATAACAGATGAGAAACGCATTATTTAAAAGAAAAACCGATTATTTCATAGAGACTGGTTCATATATTGGAATAGGCATTGATATCGCAATTCAATCTGGATTTTCTAAGATATTTTCAATTGAAATTCATCCAGATTTTTATAATCAATGTAAATTAAAATTTAGTGATAAAAATCATGTATCTTTAATATTAGGAGATTCATTTTTTGAATTAGAAAAACTTTTAAATCAATATCCAAATACACCGTTTACCTATTGGTTAGATGGGCATTATAGCGGCGAGGGAACGGGGTATGGATTTAAAGAATCGCCATTAATAAAAGAATTAGAAGTCATTATGAGCAGAGGAGTGGATGGAGAATTGATATATGTGGATGATATGAGAATATATAGAACATTTGATGATGAGCTAAATTCTAATTCTATAAAAGAAACTATAAAAAAATATAAACCTAACGCCACCCTTTGGTACGAGCCGAGTCAGTATGATCCACAAGATATTTTATGTATAGAGTATTAAATTATGTTAATTGAATTTAAAATATTAAAAGATAAATATAATATCATTCCTATTGGAGTTTTTCATGTGGGAATGCATAAGGGCGAGGAATATCCAATTTATAAACAAAATGGAGTCGAATCTATAATTTTTGTAGAGGCGAATAGAGATTTAGCACACTCTTGGTCATCTAATAATGATGATGAATTCTGCTATGTTGTGCATGCTGCTGTTTCTGATAAAGTGGAAGAAGTTGAATTTCATATAACCAACAATGGAGAAAGCTCTTCTATTCTCGAATTAGGAGACCATGCTGCGATTTATCCCCATATTGTAAATGTCAAAAGTGTTAAAATGAAAACTACAACAATCGACTCAATCAACCGTAAAATTGGATTGAATGAAGCTTCTTGGAATGTTTTAAATCTAGATATACAGGGAGCTGAATTAAAAGCATTGAAAGGTATTGGAGACTGGCGATTCATCGAAGCTATTTTTACAGAAATTAATTATAGAGAAATGTATAAAGGATGCGCGTTGGAATCTGAAATTACTGAATTTTTATCTTCTAAGGGATTTACAAAAGTTGAAGAAGTTGACACAGGAAGCGGTTGGGGTGACGCATTATATATAAAAAGATGAATAATTGTTTCGTTAAAGTCTCTGGGGGGATTGGAAATCAGCTTTTTCAATTAGCTGCCGGGTATACATATTCCAAACAATACAATAAAGAATTATATATAGATGATTTACACTGGAATGCGAGTCAAGGAACATCGCCCAGAGCATATCAATCCAGTATATTTCAGAATTTTGCATATTGGAAAGGTTCAGCAGATCATGTTTTTAATATATCTGAAAAAAGATTTAATTACGATCCGTTACCATATACACAAGGCTCCGTCGCACTACATGGATACTTCCAATCCTTAAAATATTTCGAAGATTATAAGGATGAATTCGTATCGAAATTAGCATTGCCTGATATTGAATATTCTATTGATGTTGATAATGCAATAGCCTTTCATATAAGACGCGGTGATTATTTGAAATATCCAGATATACACCACGTTTGCACGACTGAGTATTTCAAGGCTTTATTTGATAAATTCAAAGATAGATATAGAATACATGTATTCACTGACTCTCCAGAATATATATCAGAAGAATTCAAAGGATACGAATTTGATATACAGAAAACTGAATCGGATTTACATGATTTGAGCTTGATGTCCAAATATACGAAAATAGTTTGTAGTAATTCATCATTCTCGTGGTGGGCTAGTTTTCTAGGAGATCCGAGCAAATACATAATTGTTCCAGAGAGATGGTTCGGATTAAATTTTGAAAATCATGATGATATATATAGATCTGATTTTATAAGAGTTCGATGTTTAAATAACAATTAATATCCAATATATGAAAAAGTTAGGAATATATATAATTGGAACAAATGCGTATTTTGCATTAGCTATACGATTTATAAAAAAGTTTCAATACTTCTACAAAGGATCACACGATTTAGAATTTATTTTATTCTCGGATACAGATCCGAGAATGTATTTACCAGATTATATAAATTGTAAATTTTTTGAAACGCATCACACTTCTTGGGTTGATGGTACTAATTCAAAATTTAAAAATATATTAGATAATAGGGAAGATATAAAAGTCGATTATTTATATTATTTTGATGCTGATACTGATATAACTCAAGATTTTGACGATTGGTTTATTGGAGATATAGTAGCTGGTGAACATTATGGAAATTCATCATACATGAAATTTGATCCAACTGATGATCGAAATATAAATAAAAAACCATTCGATAGAAATATTAAGTCGTGTTGTTTTTTAGATAAAAGTGATGATGAATTGATCTATTGTTATGGTGCTTTTTTTGGAGGATTATACTCAAATGTCTTGGAGATGTTGTCATCATTGAATGGTATGATGGATATTAATAAAACCCAGAATTATGAGCCTCCTTGGAATGATGAAAGCTATTTAAACTATTATTTCAACACAAATCCAGTTAAAATAATACCATCATGCGATTTTAAATTTTTAGTAAGTTGCAAGGGTGGGATATCAGATACCAGAAATTGCGATTTAAATATCGAAGATTTAAAATCGCAAATGATCAAATTCAAAAATTATGTTTTTGCATTTGATAATGGTGTGAAAATTGAACCGTTACATATGCTGGAAAATAGCATTAAAATAAGTATAGATTATTGTTATTATATAAATCCAAATCATTATAGTTCCAGAACACCTAGTATAGAAAATGTAGTAGAACAATTAAACTGTAAAGAATCTCGAAGAATTGCTACAGATCCAGATGATCAATCAAAAATAAATAGATGTACAATTTCACACATCCACGCATTGAACCAAGCGATAATAAATGATCATTTTCCGCTTTTGATTTTAGAAGATGATTCGGAGTATTTACAATACAATTTTAAACTTGAAAATTGCAAATCATATGATGATATAGATGCTATATATCTAGGGGGGAGCCTATACCCAGCTGGAGGAGGTGTATATTTAGAAAAATATGACGATAATTACTATAGGGTGTATAATATGCTTTCAGCTCATGCTATTTTATTTTTGAATAAAAAATCAGCTAAAACAATATTAGATATATATGTAAAATCGTTGTCAAATAATAAACATTTAGACTTAGATTTAGCTGAGAGTTCGAAGCGATTGAAATTTTTAACTCCAAAAGATGGACCTTACTTTTATCAAAACGATGGCTTGACAAGAGATGTAACTACGTTTAAATGGAATTCACATTTACATTTACTGAAAGACTAACATGTTCAACGCAATTAACCACATACTGTTCGAAAAACCGAACCCCCAAATCGATGCAGGCGCACTTGACGAATTCTCCCCTTATATGGTGAATCGGTATTTTTCATTTTATGGAAATTGCGATTATGTTGATTACATCAACGAAACTACAAATACATACCATTCAATCTTTAAAACCCCGGAAGAGCAGTATAAGTTTTTCGAACATGTGATTCCTAAAGTTAAAAGAAAGAAAATAAATTATATTAAGCGTCCTAAGAAAACGCAAAATAAAGACGAAGTGCAAAAACAAATACCTGATTTTTATTCTATAAAGGAATGGGAATCATTGACAAATGCGAATGTATAATTAAATTTATACATGTCAGTATCCGTAGATGTATTAACGCCACAAAAGTCCCACATTGATTTAGCAGATCGCGCACTTCCAAGCGATTTCGGATTGGATGATTACAAGTTATCAAAAGTATTTGATGATGTTATTTTGATTGAATACTGCGATGTTCATGGAGCCGAGGATGGCTCTGAATATATCCTCAGAGGAGGAATCGCGGTTCCTATCAATCAAGTTCACAATGCTTGGAGAAAAGGAACAGTTGTTCTTATCGGACCCAATGTGAGGTATACCAGTGTTGGTGAGATTGTAGTATTCCCGAACAATATGGGTATTCCAATCACCAATTTGGAAGTTGAGGGATATGGAAAACTTAAAAATGGGTTATTCATCAATGAGCAAAGAATGTTTGGAATTTGTAAATTGAATGAGAAAGGTTGATAGAGTAGAACTGGAAGTTCTCTTAGCATTTAATGTTTGTGAAATCATCTTCGTTAGAAGACGACCTGAGCGCACAAAACATCGAAATAAATTAATATGTCGAATGCTGTGTACTAAATCCAGATCGCTTTTAAATTCATTGAATGGTAAAACATCTTTAGGATTCAGGCCCCAAAAAGGCCCCAAGAAAATAGATGATGTTAAACATAATGTCGTGGTTACGTGGGATATTTTTATGCAAGACTATCGGAATGTTTCCATGGATGCTTGTTTTTTAGTGAATCAATTCCCAGCGAATGATACTTTCTGGAAATATTTCAATGATAATTTATATACCATGACAGCGGATCAAAAAGAAAATTTCAGAAACACTATATAATTATGATGGATCACGTAGAAGATGAATTGAAAAAGTTAGTTCTTAAAAATGTTACTTTTAAGATCGATAACAAGGTTTTAAGAAGTGGTAAAATGCAAATCTTCAATACTAAACAATTCTTCATTAAATTTAAATTATCAGTGAATGGAGCTGAAAAAGATTATGAATTGCCGTATCCGTATAAAATTAAAAAAATAAACGGTGGTGTGATGTTTGATTATTGCTTGAGTGCGTTCTGCCCATTCAAGGACGAAATGTATTACAAATTGCTGCTTTGCGACAAGAGCAACGCTGCGAAGATTCACAACCGATATTTGACCATCGTTGCGAATGGTGATTGACATTGCCTGAAAATCGACTAGACTGACCCCGATGTCAAAATTGATTTTAAACTTCCCCGAGCCGTATCAGCCAAATGATAATCAGGTCAAGATCCTCAATGCTATTGAGAAGAGTATTGCGAATAATGAAAAGTTCATTATCTGTAATGCGCCAACAGGATCTGGTAAATCGTTTTTCGCTCCAACATTGGCAAACTATGCCGGTGGTCCTTGTGACGAATGGAAGGCGAAGGTCGATAATTACAGTATTTTTCACGACGATGCAGTTGAATTCGTCAACGAAATTGAACCGTTCGGTGTGTATGCATTGACCATCACCAAATCTCTTCAAGATCAATACAAAGAAAGTTTCGATTTTGCAACTCTGTTGAAAGGGAAAAGTAATTATCAGTGTGAATACGATCCAGAAGTCAGTGTTGACAATGCTCCTTGTTTGTATGTCAAGGGATTGAAGAAAGAATGCTGGGAATGTAATCGTTGTACATATTACAATGATCGAAACTCCATGTTGAAAAGTTCATTTGCTACTCTGAACTACAGCATGTATTTCTCTCTGCCTGAACATCTCAAGCGTCGTAAAATTCTAGTGCTTGATGAAGCGAGTGAATTGGAAGAACAACTTGTCAATCAGTTTACTTGCGAGATTGATATTCCATTTTTGATGAAGACTGAAACCTCAGTTTCTGCATTTCCTTCGGATGATAAGGCTATCAGTATACTCAATTGGCTGACGAAATTGTCAGCTTCAATTGCATCCAATGTCAGCTCATACATGGAATATCTGAAAAATAAGAAGAATAAAGATTCAGAATTCCACAAGAAAAATGGAGAGTGTAACAAGCTTCAAAGACTACAGGCTAGTATTGATTTGTTGATATCGACATACTACGATAGTCAATATATCGTAGATAGAGTTGACAAAGCTATTAAATTCACACCACTCAAGGTTGATAAACTCAGCAAGTATCTGTTTGACAATGCTGATCATGTTATTTTGCTGAGTGCTACAATCATCGATCCATCGTCATTTGCCAGAACTCTAGGCATTCAAAATTATAATTACATAGAAGTAGATTCAAATTTCGAAGCTTCGAAATCTCCCATTTATATTCTCGCCAAGCAAAAAATAAATTTCCAGAATTTGAAATCTCTTCTGCCTACAATTTGCAAGCAGATTGAGGGAATATTGGAAGAACACGCTGGTCAGAAGGGAATTATCCACACTCACACTCAATACATCACTGACTACATTAGAGATAATGTAAAAAGCGATAGATTGCTTTGCCGAGAAGCCGGTGTTAAAAATGAAGACATTCTAGAAAAACACACGCAATCAAGTAAAGGCACTGTATTGGTCTCACCATCGATGACATATGGTGTTGACCTGAAGGGAGATCTAGCTATGTTTCAAATTGTCATGAAAGCACCTTGGCTTCCAACAAAGGAGTCGAGAATTGAGAAAATGATGAAAATCGATGCATCTTGGTATGTGAATAAGATGCTGTGTACTCTCGTACAGGCTTGTGGGCGAGGTGTTCGAAGTGAAAGCGATGAATGTGTCACATACATTCTAGATGGCGGTATTTTTGATTCTATTGCAAAAAATAAGAAAAAGTTGCCAAGATATTTCTTAGATAGACTTCAATAACGCGATAAGCCATCGTTTCTCTTAAATATTTGAGTGATACAATACTCATATCATAGAGAACAAATAGACATGCTTATGCTGTTCACCGCAGCATTTGACGATGCGTTTATATATAGATACAATCAAGTTACAAAACAAAGCGAAAGTAGAATAGATGTTCGGTATGTTCATGGACCAAAGCATCGAGTAATTCATGATATTGTATCCAAAGAAAAAAATCTAACATTACCAGTCGTTGCAATTGAACAAACTGGACTTGCTAGAGATCCAGACAGAGTAGTACACAAGCATCAAAACATATACAGACCGATGGCGAATGACAACACCCGAATGGGTAAGTTGCCAACTCCCATACCGGTCACGATGGATGTTAAAGTTTCCATTATTGCAAAATATAAAGAAGATATTGATCAGATAGTTCAAAATTTCGCAACTGTTTGCAATCCGTATTTTGTAGTTTCTTGGAAAATTCCAGAGGAATTTGGATTCAATTTCATTGATGAATTGCGAATCCAAGTTGAGTGGGCTGGAAGCGTTTCATATTCTGCTCCAACTACGCTTTCAAAAGATGACAAATATAGAATCACAGCAGACGCCAACTTTACGATCAAGGGATGGTTATTCCCACCCACGGTTAATCCAGAAGGTATAATTTATAAAATAGATAATAAATTTATAAATGCTAGTTTAGCTGGTCGTTTGAGTGTGTATGATAGCTACCCCGCACTATCAGCAAAATACACCGAGAGTGAAACTATATCCATATCAGCATATCCAACATTCACGAATTTGTATTATGCTAGATCTGCAACCATATTACCAATTACAGAACCGATAACCATCAGATCCAATTACGATAATTCGTTTTTAATATTGGGTAAGAGATTTAGCTATACAAATAGTTGGTATTTGAGTTCAAATTCAAATTATTCCATTGGAACATTCGAAGAAATTAAAATGGATAATTTCCCGACAATATCAGCTTATCGTTTGCCAGATTCATTAATCACAGTTGAATCTGACAACACAGCTAGAATAAATCTTCCTGTAAATTCACTTTCAGCGCTTAATAATTTTACTTTTGTAACTTCTAATAGTGCAGGGTGGACTTATTGGCCTTTTAATCTAAATATTATCTAAATAAGATATATGGCAGGCTCCGATAGTTCAAGCACCCAAAGCAACAATAAAAATTTTGTAGCTAGAGATGGAAGATCATCAACTTTTGATAGATCTATGACATCATTTCTAAAAGCAAGATCGCCATATGCTTATGACGTTTTAGACACCGACGAAAATAAAAATACAAAATATAAGTATTTCAAAAAGGTCGGGATGCGAAGACCAGAGGCTATTGCGAAAAATTCAATAGCTCTCAGCAGCGAATTCAATAACACTCCATATGGATTCATGCACAATGATTCCAGTTTCGGAGACATCATGTACGCAACTGTATCTGAGGATAAACCGGGTCGTCTCAGAGACTATAGAACGGTTGCGGCGTATTCAGAAGTCGCTGATGCTTTGGATGAAATATGCGATGAGTGTATCAACTACAATGACAATAAAGAAATTGTAGTTTTAAACTTCATAAATGATAATTTAAAATCAACAGAAAAAGAAGACTTGCATGATGAATTCAGCAAATTCATTGAGTACTTTGATTTAAAAAATAAAGGCTGGCGTTATTTTAGACAATTTTTAATTGAAGGAGAAATATTCTTTGAGAATATCATTCACAAGAATTATACCAAGCAAGGTATTTTAGCAGTTCAAAATTTACCAGCGGATAATATAGATCCAGTGTATGGCAACATACAGAACATGTTGATCAAGGGATTCTTGTATAAAAAGCCAATTTTTGATTCTAAAGACAAGAAGCAAATCGAGAAATATGAGTATATACCTTTTGAAGAGAATCAAATTATATATGTCAATAACGAACAATACAACGAGACTAAAGATTTCGTAATTCCATTTATTGAAAATTGCAGACGCTCATATCGTCAGCTTTCCATGATCGAAGACAGTGTTGTCATTCATAGACTTGTACACGCTCCTCTTCGATTCATCTTCAATGTTGATGTAGGAAGAATGCCTGTTCCTCAAGCGGAGTCATACTTGAGAAAACTTCAACAACAATATTGGTCAACAAAAACATTTGATAGTGATCAAAACGACATTGTTAAAAAATACAATCCACAGAGCATGTTGGATAGTTATTGGTTCGCCAAGAGACAGGGGCAGGAAGCTACAAATGTTCAGACATTCGGAGGTCAACCAAGTGATGGCAATCTAGATGTTCTGGATTGGTTCCTGAAGAAATTATACCGCTCTCTAAAAGTCCCAACCAACAGACTCAAAGAAGATTCTGGAGTGTCTGATGGTTCTCAAATGCTGAATGAAGAATTGAAATTTGCCAAGATGATTGTTCGTCAACAGCAAAAATTCGCAGCAGGCATTAAAAAAGGATTTATAACACATCTTAAATTACGAGAAAAATTTGAAGAATACGATATCGAAGAGCAACACATCGATATCGAATTTGTCAAGCCCGGCACATTCTTCGAGATGCGCGAAAATCAAAAGAAGCAATTGAAGGTTGACATGTATAACAATGTTATCGGTACGCAGAATGTTTCTGATATCTTCGCCAAGAAGAAATATCTAGAATGGAGTGACAAGGACATATTAGCCGATAGAGAGTTTAGAAGAAAAGATGCTGAATTCCAGTGGGAGCTTCAACAGATCGCTGCAATGGGACCGGGCTGGAAAGCTCAAATGGCAGCGCAAGCAGCGCCCGTGGAGGGTGGCGCTGAACCACCTCCGATGGGAGGCGGCGGAATGCCTTCAGGCGGCAGCGAAATGCCACCACCGTTTGGTGGCGGACCAGCAGTGGAAGCTGGTGGAGGAGAAACGCCTGAACCGTTTGGCGGGGAGGCAAATACAACTCCACCTACAGGAGAAGGTCAACCAGCTGAATAATTCAGCGACTTGGCGTATTGCTGAAGAGGTGGGTTCTGTAATAAACAACACCGGTTCCAGCTACAGTTCTAGCACTCAATTGGGAGGAATCATTAACTCCCAAGAATGTGAATACTTCCCCAGCGCTCAATAGAAACCCATTACTAGCAGCGGAATTATTATTATCAAACATCAACACACCCTGCCCGGTTTTATTTGAGACCACAACTTCAGAACATTCCTGAGAACTGAATCCGACTAAATTGGTGGTCAAGTTTTGATTGAAAGACTTACACTGATTGATATTTAAAAACATAAGTATATTTAACAAAATGCTTAAATATTATCGTGAGCGAACTTTGTCAAATTACTCCGATTAGTGCATTCATGTCAACTAATCTCAATTCGAAAATTGAATGTTACCAGCAGTTGGGTGAACGCATAATGAGAATGTTGGGACATCCCATCATCAATGTAGAAATACACCCCGATCAATTATATGATGCAATATCAATGTCTGTTGAATTCTTCACAAAGTATGCGGGCTATACAAGAGAATATTTGATTTTCGATAGTAATTTATATGAACCGAATAAAGGGTTGAGATTAGATCACCTATTTACAGTGGCGAACACTGGATTCACATTATCACAACGTTTAGCTGAACCAGCGAGATCAAATCCAGACTTCACAGTTGATATTCCGAAAGCTCTTTATGTATCATTAACATCAATACCGCAATCATATTTTTCTGGTAGCAGCTCATTGAGTTCAGCAGTTGCGTCAGATGGTATCTATGAAATGCAAGTGATTGATGATCTTATATATAAAGAGTTCGTGAATTACAGCCCATCACTCAGCTCAGTGTTTAAGATGTCACCACAGAGAGTGATTTCTTCTCAGTGTCAACCAGTCGCGAATGCTGTACAGTATAACAACATGTTTGATTATGATGTGATGGATTACCGTAAAGTAATATCAGTCACCGACTTTGAAGAAGGCAGCACAACTGGTATCAACACACTGTTCACATTGGAACAAACATTGGCGCAGCAGACATATTTCAGTTATGCTATGGGTAATTACGGTTTCGATCTTCTATCATGGCACACGATGAAAGATTGGATCGATACAAGAGAGAAGCTCTTGGCAATAAGACGAGACCTGCATTTTGATCCAAGAACACAGTATCTCAAAATGTATCCACAGCCAAAAAATACAAGATTCTATGGAGTGGTTTCATGTTATGTTGAAAGACCAATCAGAGATTTAATTAAAGAAAAATGGGTATTGGATTACAGCATAGCATTAGCTAAAGTTATGTGGGGAAGAATCTTAACGAAGATAACAGGAGTTTCATTGCTGGGAGGTGGAAACTTCAGCGGAGATACAATCCTAGCTGAAGGAAATAAAGAAAAAGAAGCATTGGAATTGTTACTAATCGAAGGTGGATACGGAGATTTCGAACCGGTTATGTTCTTAACGGCTTGATAATATTTTGATATGCTTCCTCTTAAAAGAGACAAACGATTCAGACAGGGAATTTACACTCCCAAAAATCCTAAAAAATATATGGGCAAAACTGCCATATATAGAAGTGGGTTAGAGTGTAAATTCTTTATGTTCTGTGATAACAACCCGAATGTTTTGAAATGGGGTAGTGAAAATGTTATTGTACCGTATGTGTCAAAAGTTGACGGAAAGTGGCATAAGTATTATGTTGATAATTATGTTGAGATTTTAGAAGGAAACACGGTGGTGAAATATCTCATCGAGATTAAACCACACAAACAAACGAAAAAACCAGAAGCTAAACGAGGCAAAAAGAAAAGCAGTTTGTTATACGAACAAACTCAATGGATTATAAACGCGGAAGGCAAATGGCCCGCTGCTGAAAAGTATTGTAAAGACAGGGGTTGGAAGTTTTTAATTTTAACTGAGAAAGAGTTGAAATAACACTCTATACGAGTAAATATTCTAAATGAAATTGTTTAGCGAAAAGGTAACTCCAACCTTTACTAACTCTTCTTTTAACATCCTTCAAGTTGAAAACTTTTCCGAAATTTTCTTCGATGTCTATGAGATAGAGCTTAACAAGATTAAATATCCTGTTGAAAAAATTTCCTCATTCAGAGGAAATCCAGTGGTATCTGTTCCTGTGGTAATAGGCGAAAAGGAGCAAAAATATCCCTTTATTTTAACGAAAGGAAATTGTAATATTATTTTCAATGAGAATAATATATACATACCATCGGAAGATAATGAAAATGTTGAACTTGTATCTGAACAAATCATTCACGAAGTCGAACCTGATATTGAAGGGTTTGAAGATATTAGCATTCCAGAATTTGAGATCGAGGATACTATAACTGAAGATGCGAAAGCTTCGTTGAAACTTGACATCGCTAAACAGCTAAAAGAAGCGAAAAAAACAGCTGCTGAATATGCAGAGAAGATAAAGTCTCAAAAAATAAACGAAGCGACTCAAGATATCAAAAAGCGCGAGCGAGTATTGAAAAATACATTGGATAACGCTAAAGCTGATCTTGTTTCTGAATTTGTAGACATTACAAAGAAAATCAGAGAAGATATATTAAAAGTTAACAATGATAGATATTCTGAAATATCACAAACTGTTGATAATAAGATAGTAGATCTTGCTGAATCTTTAAGAGATTCAATAAGTGATAATTTTTCAGATGCTGCTGGAAAATTTGAAAAAAGCGTAAGTGAGTTTGTTACAAGTCTCCACGAAAACAGCACTCTGCCAGAAGTTAGAAAAAATCTTACAGACATAGCATCTGATATTGTATCGAAAGTTTCTTCGATTGAACAAGATATAAAAGAAGACTTCTACGAAAAATTAGAAAATAAAGCGGATGCTGATATTGTACATGCTCTTCAAGAAAGCACACTAGAACTTAATTCAACCATCAATAAAGGTTTGAATAAAGCTCTTTCAAGAGTCGGAAACACAAACAATAAAATTGATAAAGTAGCGATTGATATCATATCTGAAGTTGATAAAAAAATTCACGATACATCATCAGATATCATATCTCAAATTGATGAAAAAATTGAAATTGCGTCATCTAATATATCAGATTATTATTCAGATAAACTCAAATTCATAGAAGAGCAGGCGTATGATTTAAATGAAAAGTCTAGAAAATATGTCACGGAATTAGTACAAGAATCCCGAGATGGGTTAATCAAAGAAATACGAAAACTTCAAAAGGAAACTCCAGTCGAATATGTTATAGAGTCTTCTGGAAAAAGAGAAGTTAAAAGTTTCGATTCTATAAATTCAGAACTGGATAAGAAAATTTCATCTAAGATTTCCGACGAAGTAATACGATTAAAGAAATTTATAGCAGTGTATTCCAGCGGCGGTGGTTCGGTCGCTCAGCAATTTGCTGATGGTGGTACCATGAATGGCAACTTAACTGTCGTTGGGACTATCTCAGCATCACAGTATCTTGGTATTCCTGTTCCTAGACAAGATTTCTTACCTTTGAGCGGTGGTGTTGTAACTGGTAATGTTAGTATAACCGGTACATTATCCGCTACAATGATCGAAGCGCTCAGTGCTAATATAACTGTTATTGATATTAAACAGTATGAGCTAAGCGGATTTAATGTTCAAGGAGATGCTACTGTTCAAGGCAGTATCAGCGCTAGTGGTTCTGTATTCGGAAATAATATAGTTTATAATGGCGGTAATACTACAGCTGCTCCGCTATCTGTAGGAACTAATACAAATCAGAACTTAATTTTTGAGACTAACAGTTTAAGTAGAATGACCATCGCCAGCGGTGGATTTATTGGTATTGGCACTGCAACGCCTTCTTCATCATTGGAAATTTCCGGTGTCTCAAATCTATTAAAAATAACACACTCTGCGTCAGACGCTGTTTTCTTAAATAGAACTAATTCTGTTTTTAACGGTTTCGGTTTTCAAAATAGTGGGACTGAAAAATGGTTCATTGGTCAAAAATCTTTAAGCGAGTCTTTGGTTTTTAGAGCTAATGGGGCTAATGATGTTTTTACAATAGATAATGTAGCACCAGCAAACACATTATGGATTAGCAGTGGTGGTAATGTCGGTATCGGGACATCAACGCCAAATGAACGACTTACCGTATCTGGTAATATCAGTGCTAGTGGTTCTCTATCTGCTGGCAATATATTCTCAAACGGTAATCGTGTAGCAACTGTTGTTGATCCAGTAAGAACTACTCTGTCTGGTAATGGGATTCTCTCATCATTCGCTATCAGCGGAGCAAGCGGTTTAACAAATCCTTCGGCTTTGATTGTAGCAATTGATGGTGCTCTACAAGAACCTGTCGTTGATTATACTGTAAGTGGTGGAAATATAACTTTCAGCGATCCATTACCAAGCGGTAGTAAAGCTGTTGTGATATCTCCTGTCAATAGTTTACAAGTGTCTCAGATGATTCCAGCGGATGGTAGTGTAACTAGCGCTAAGTTAGATTCTAATATTGAAATAGCTGGACAGTTAACTGCTCCGAATCAAACTTTAAATAATTTGAGTGATGTAGTAACTCGAAACTTAGGAGATTCTAGGTATTTAAAGGTAGAGCATAATATAGTTTCTCCTGTAGCATCAACTACTCTCTATGAAAGACAGATATCCACATTGGTGGGAAATGGAACTACAGTAGATATTACATTGACTAACACTGTAACCCAATCGCTTCAAGGTAAATTGATTGGGTTGCATTCAATGAATCCTAATACATATAATGGCTTATGGATTTGCACATCTCATGTAGCTGGGTCTAATGCACTTACAATTCAATGCACTGTAACAACCACTTTTGTGTCAGGTAGGTTAGTAAACTGTAGACCGTTGGTTAAATTCACGAGACAAGCTGGAGTTGTTGGTCAATTTTCAGGATTCATTTTAGCTAAATTGATTTATAATAATAATATTAACAATATTAGCCACTCGAATGGAGAAGTTTATATAAATTGTGATACTTCTACATTCAGAAATTTTGCTGCACAAAAATATAATCCTATAGCTGACGGCATTACTGGAACAGATAATAATCCCGGTGGTGGACTAACACTAGCGCCAATTGCACGAGATTCTGCATCTGATGTCGCTTACTTATGTGTATTTCGTAGAAATTTTAATGCAGCATCATCTTATGGACAAAATATTGCTTTTGATGGAGTTCTAATTGGAGAACGAGCAGGCAGCATCACTATAGAAAACACAACAGATTATAACTAATATGCCAATCACTAAAATAACATCAAATGTACTAGCCGCAAATGCAGCACAGGATAATCTCAATGCTGGATCTTCTATTACACTGTCTAAAACAGTCACAATTAATAGCTCAGCTGTCATTAATGGAAATTTTACTGTTGATGGTAATGTGTTGTTTGTTGATGGGGTCAATAATAGAGTTGGTATTGGAACAGCAACTCCAACATCAACATTAGATGTTGCAGGCACAACTCGAACTCAAGGAATTAACAGTTTAGGAAGCATTCAAGTTGGTGGAGGCAACTCATATACATTTGATAGCAGAGGATTATTTAGTGCATCTTCCGATGGAGTTTTCTTGTTTAGAAATTGGGCATTAACTGATTTTAATCGAATTCAATTTGGAGGAACTACCAATTCGTTTCCATCCATTAAAAGATCGGGTACCGAATTACATATTCGACTAGCTGATGATAGCGGATTCGCCCCTCTACAAACTTCTAATATAACAGCCTCTGGTAATATTAGCGCTACTGGAAATACTACTATATCTGGAAATTTAACAGTTGATACAAATACATTGTTTGTTAACAGTGTTAATAACAGGGTGGGAGTTGGAACTACAACCCCTCAAGTTGGATTGCATCTTGCAGCTAGCGGTACAGAAGGAAGGATAAGAATCCAATCTTTGAACGATAATCCAGTATTAGAGTTTCAAAGCACAGCTGGTATCAGTTATCTATTTACAAATTCAAGTGATTGGCACATGAGAACGGATAATGTGACAAAACATGTAAAATTACAATCTGGTAGTACAAATAATGGATATGTTCAAATTGGTGGTAGACTTCAACCATTTGGACCAACACCATTATCACAATTAACAATTACAGCAAATACAAATGATTCAAATTTTGGACTGCTCGATGTGCAAGATTATAATTCAACATCAAGATTATATGTAAGATTTGATGGTAATGTCGGTATCGGAACAACCACCCCTTCTGAAAAACTAACTGTCTCTGGCAATATTAGCGCATCTGGTACGGTCAATGGATCAAATTTAGTATACACAAGCGGCGACCAAACAGTTGCTGGCGTTAAGACGTTCTCAAACAATATAGTTGGGAACGGAACTGACAATAGATTACCTAACCAATTATTAGATAATGTTGATGACATCGTAACTAGACAATTAGGAGATTCTAGATATTCAACTCATAATAGAATTATTAGAACTGATACACTGGGTAATAAATCTGTTTTTGAACAGTTTATTGATTTTGAAGATCAGTATGACGCTGATATCTTTGTACCGAATGCATTCGGTGCAATAAATTATTCAGTTTCACCTCCAGTATTTGGCGATACTTGGAATACAAGCACCGCTGGTGTAACAGCGTTTCAAGGGCAAGATGCACATACACATAATGGGATATTACTAATTCGTGGACATACAACCTCTAACAACTGTTTTTATATAGGAATTAGAAGGCCGACTTCTCCTGATGTTCTTAGCAACAGCATTAGAGAATTTACATGTAGAGTATTTGTTCGTTCGTTAGATTTTACGACTCAAGGATTCTTTAAAATAGGACCCATTCAAAAGGGAGGTACTGGGGGAGGAGATTCAACTTTAACAGGAGGCTTGATGTTTAATCCTTATATACATCCAACTAATCTAGTTGTTGCTTGTAATAAAACAGGCGTGGCATCTCCATTTTTGTTTACTACAAATCCAGCTAATGTTGATTTTGTTGATACTGGTATAAATTTTGTAAACTTGTTAGATAGATGGGTGAACATAACATACATAATTGACGAAACTGATACTCTTAATCGTAGATTAAAAATAATCGTTGTTAGAGAGGGCGTTACTTTAGCGTCTTTAAATTATAATATATCCGTAGATTTGGCATCTATCACTAGAAATTTTAATTTATATAGTATCGGAGCTTCCAGAGAAATAGGTATTCAATATGGGAAGTTTACGTACACTACTCGTTCTGAAATTTTCATCGACTATCTCTATAGTAAATATTCTGGAACATCAACAGCGCCATCGAATTGGAACTCGCTAAGATTTTAATTTATGATAACCAACAAAACACAACTACAGAAAGACATCGATACTATCGACCAGCTATCAGACACAGCTATATTAGCTGCTTCTGCATTTGCTCAATCACTCAATAACCTGTTTAACACTATTTGGATTCTTCCAGAAGACCGACTTCTTTCTTTGTTACAAAGAATGTATGATGATGGTACCCTGCTTATTATGTTCGGCAATCATAATTATGCAGCTACATCAATCAATACAATCCTAAACAATGGAAATCATAAAGGTGTTCGAGCATATGACACAGCTCCAAGGGAAATTCAAATAATAGATGGAGCAGTTTCCTTTAAGGTGACTGAGATTATTACAGATATCACGAGTCCCAATATTGAAGAATAAAATGGCTTATAATCGTCATTACTTTTAATCTATTATATATTTTTACATATCATACATTAAATAATATCATGTCATTGAAATTGAAATTAATCTCAGAAAATCCTGATCTTTTTGAAAGATTCGAAATAATCGAAGAGCAAGATAACCTAAAAAAAGGTAATTCATTATATGTTAAAGGACCATTCATAGGATGCAATCAGGTCAATAAAAACAGAAGATTATACAATCTGGATGATACACGATCTGAGGTTAATAGATATATTGAAGAGATGGTAATTCCCGGAAGAGCTATGGGTGAATTAAATCACCCGAGCAGTGCTGATGTCAATCTCGAAAGAGCATGCCACTTGGTAACTGATCTATACGAAGAAGGTGATACTTTCTTTGGAAAGGCAAAAGTGTTATCAACACCAATGGGCCAAATTCTCAGATCTCTTATCAATGATGGAGTTAAAGTTGGTATGTCAACAAGAGCCCTTGGTTCTATCCAAGAAGAATCAACCCACAGCGTTGTTAAAAACATGAGACTAGTTGCTGTTGATGCAGTTGCAGATCCATCATTCCCGAAAGCTTTTGTAAATGGTATTCTTGAATCAAAACAATGGGTGGTGTCTGATGATGGTGAATTCGAAGAAGTGTATGAAAATTTCGAGAAATCAATCAAGACTCTTCCAAGTAAAAACATGGATGCTTATTTGAAAGATCAAATTCTTAAATTTATCAACTCATTAAGTTAAATAAAATTATGCCATCTAAAAGTGAAAAACAACGTAAATTTTTCGGCGCTGTAATGGGAGCGAAAAAAGGTCAGAAGGGAGTGTCTGGAGCTGCTAAGAAAGTTGCTAAGGACATGCCGAAAAAGGAAATTAAAAAATTCTTAAAAAAGGAGAATGAAGAAGATTCAGAATCCGTAGCTAAGAAGATTAAAAAAACCGGAAAGGCTGAATTTACCGTTAAGAAACCAAAAGATCGTAAGAAAACAGCACCTGCTACACAAGTCCAAAAAACTAAAAAAGGTAAAGGTTCATACTCTCGCAAAAAGAAAGGCGACGAGACTTTAACAGAATCTCCAATTTTAAACTTTATCGATTGTATTTTAGAAAAAAAATACGACGACGCGAGTAAATACTTAACAAGCATTCTTAATTCAAAACTTCAAGCGAGAATTGAAAAAGAATTGGATACACCTCTATTCTAACACATGAAAATTAAAGATCTATTAAACGAAGATGCAGTTCAAGTTTTCAGCGAAGCCTCGCTCAATGCTATTCAAGATGCGTTTGACAAAAAAGTCGAATTGACAACTGAAGCAGCGTTGATTGCTCAAGATGAGCTTTATGCTGAAAAACTAGACAAACTCATCAAAACCATCGACAAAGATCACACCGCTAAGATGAAAAAAATCGTCGAAGCTGTTGATCAAGATCGCGCACAGAAGCTATTGAAAGTTGTTAAGAAGTATGAAAGAACTTTAACTGAAGATGCTGCATCATACAAAACTCAACTTGTTGGAGCAGTGAGCGCTTATCTTGATGAGTTCCTTGAAGAATCCATTTCAACTGAAGACTTAGCAGCTGCTGTCAAAAACAAATCAGCGTTGAATGTTCTGAACAATTTAAGAAGCGCACTATCAGTTGGTTCAGCCATGATGAACGAATCTATTCAAGAAGCTGTCATCGATGGCAAATCTCGCATAGATACACTTCAATCAGAAAATGAAACCCTGAAGAAGAATCTTCAAACTCTACAAGAAAGCTTCAACAATGTTCGTGTCAATGCTCTCATCGAAGAGAAGATTGCTGTGATGCCAACTGATAAGAAGTCTTTCATCAGAAAGACTCTCAAAGACAAGTCATTCGATTTCGTCAAAGAAAATTTCGAGTATGTTTCCAGACTGTTTGACAAGAAAGAAAAGGAAAAAATCAAAAATATTACAGAAGAAGCAAAAAATAAAAGCGCTAATGTAGATTTTATTCCAGAAAAACAAAAAATTGTAACAGAAAGCCTAAATACAAATGAGTCAAGTGGTGGAGACATCTACCTCAGTGAACTCAGCAAGGTTTTTGGAACCCGATAATTTCCCACCAAGAACAATGAGGTCTTTTTGACCTGAATTAGAAACAGAGAATACGTCACATATGAATAAACCAAACTCACCCGTTAATGAAAGCAGAACAGATGCACTCGTAAGAAAGTGGTCAAAGGTTCTTGATTACAGCAGCAATGCTGTTCCAGAAATCCGCGACGAGCACACTTACAGAACAACTGCTATGCTTCTTGAGAACCAAGAGAAATGGTGTATGGAGTCTAATAGTTCTGGCGGAATTTTCGGTGCCACCGCAGGTGCTACCGGAGGTTCAGTTGGAAACACCGATAGCTATGCTCAAGGTGATACTAGACTTCCTAAGATCCTCATTCCTATGATCCGACGCACTTTCCCAGAGTTGCTTTCCAACGAACTTGTTGGTGTTCAACCTATGGGCGGACCAGTTGGTCTTGCTTTCGCTCTTCGTTACGCTTATCAATCAGACACCCTCAGCGATGGGGCTATCGATGGTAAGACTAGCGGTGGTGGCGCAGGCGGATTTGGTCAAGCCGCAGGTTACACTGGTACCAATGGTATCAGTGCCTCACCATACAGCTCAGAGCTTGGTTTTCAACTTCTTGACACACGTTTCACAGGTACTACAGCAGGTGCTCTTTCTGGTAACTCAGAATGGTCATTCGCTGATCAAGACCGTGGTGTTGCTGAACTTCTACAAAACTACGAACTGACAGGTAAAATCCCTCAGATCGAGATGAAGTTCGAAAAGACCGCAGTTGAGGCTGGAACTCGTAGACTTGCTACCCGCTGGTCTGTCGAGCTTGAGCAGGACCTTAAGAACATGCAAGGTATCGATATCGACGGCGAACTCACTAACGCAATGAGTTATGAGATCCAAGCCGAAATCGACCGTGAAGTTGTCATCAGAATGATCCAGAGCGCCATGAATGGTGGTCTTGGAGCAGGTTACTCCATCTGGAGCCCTGTAAGTGCAGATGGTCGCTGGACTGCTGAGCGTAATATCACTTTCTATCAAAAGCTACTAATCGAGGCAGGTCGTATGGCCGCTCGTAACCGTAGAGGTGCCGCTAACTTCGTTATCGCAACTCCTCGCGTTTGCACCATCCTCGAAATGCTTCCTGACTTCAAGACATTTGAAATCACCGGAAACGTTTCAACCGCTGGTGTTGGTATTGCTAAGGTAGGTACAGTGGGAAGCCGCTTCACCGTTTATCGTGACACCAGAACAGAAGTTCAGAACAACACTCTATACTCAGGCAACTACAGCGGCAGAACCCCTGCCCACACTCAATCCGTTGAGTATGCATTGCTTGGATATAAAGGTTCTGAGTACTATGATACTGGTATCATTTACTGCCCATACATTCCGATCATGGTTCAAAGAACAATTGGTCCGAACGATTTTGCACCCCGTGTTGGTCTCATGACCCGTTACGGTATTGTAAATAACATCTTCGGAGCAAATCTTTACTACCACTTGATCATTGTTAAGAACCTTGGTGATGCGTTTACTCCCGGAACAGTTTCAACTTACCTGTAAGTTGAATTGATCTAGGATTAAGCCTAACAATCAAACCGAACCCGGAGGTGCCGAAGAGCCTCCGGGTTCTTCTTTTTTAAAATATAATTTTTTTCTAAGCATTAGACTAAATACTAATATGGCACTTTACACCTTCACTTCAAACGTACTCTCAGCAGCTTCAGTAGGAAATCCACCTCCTACACACACAGTGTTATCAGCTGCTGGAGTTAACACAATATCTCTATCATCAGTTTATGATGGTTTGGCATTCAATGCACTTCCAGAATCATCACTCACATCTACACTCTGTTCACTAACAGTGAACGGTTCCGTATTTATAATTAATAGCGCATACAATAACTCACCATTCGCATTGATGACCTCTGATAGAACATACACCGTGTTCACCTATCAATCAGCACTTGCTACAACTCAATTATCAGCAGTTTTACTATCTGCTACCAAAGAAGTTGTCACACCTGAATCACTTAGATTGCGCCTATTGGGATACATCTGATCTAAATACAGTTAATGTTCGCAAGAGGATCAGGCACAGGTCAAGAATTCCGTAGGAATGAATTATCCTTTTACAAGGGGATCGTTGTTAAAAATAACGATCCCCTTCGTTTAAACAGAGTAAAGGTTTATATTCCAGAATTGAGCAATCAACCATTTGATGAATGGTTTGCCAGTAACGAAAATATAAAAGTTAAAGTACCCGGAAAAAACAATGTGGGTGATAATTGGATAGATACAGACATATATGAAACTATATGTAAAACTATACCATGGGCAGAACCCTGTTATCCAGTGATGGGAGAAAGTGGATCGAGTAGATATAATAAAGATGAGAAGATAACATCTATATCAGACGCTAATTATATAGCGGGATTAACTGCAATCGATGACACGCCTCCTTCTATTGACACTGGGGGATTTTCTCCAGCGTTTTTATTTGAAAATCAAGGAACTGCAATAGGAGACGCATTTGCAAACCCGACTGTTAATTTCTCAGCAGCGTGCAATCCGTACAGCTTTTCATACAAGCCATCAAAGCATGTAAACAAGGCAAAGGGTATGTTTGGGATACCTGAAGTTGGAGCCAAAGTTTGGGTTTTCTTCTGGCAAGGCAATAATCAATTTCCTGTATATTTTGGAGTATCTCACGACTTTAGAGAACTTACATTGATTAACAACACGGACAATGAAAATAAACTAAGTCCAACATATCCAATTGATTTTGAGAGTTAATTCTTAAATATTTGTATCTATGTCAATGCGATACAAAAACAGAATGATTATAAATCAGCGTGGAGGATCTATTAATATAGATAACTCAACCGACACCGAGAAGGTGCAAATATCACAACGAAGTGGTAGTAATATAAATTTAACTAATGTTGTAACCAGTGAGTTGGCAAGTAATAATAAACAAGTTAATATTATACACGATGATTTTAAAACCGTTGGGAATAATGCGTCTGAATTTATTGTAAAAGATAAAATAGAAAGAGTCGGCGAGAATTCATACGCGCTGAAAGGATTCATCGACGAATCACAAATAGACGCATTTAAACAGTGGAAATCGTTAGTTAAACCGATAGCTCTTAAAAACAGTCAATTTAAAATTTCACGAGGAGGTATAGGGTTTCCGTTGGGTGAGAGCACACCATTACAGGGAACTAGAGATTCAAACCCCGTATTAAACACAAAATTAACAACAGTTGAAAATAAATTTTCTGGTTATAATTCAACTCCCATTCGTCAATTTTCAACAGACCAAGTTGTAGATTACACACCGGTTCAAAATCGTGCTGGATCACCAGCATCGGAGAAATCATTAACACCCGATAATATCAATAAATCAGCTGGGATTTTAGGATCATTCGCTGATGGTGTTATTGAATTCGGAGCAGAGAAAAGCGCAGCTACTGAAAACGGATCGTGGAGTGCGAATTCAAATGTTGAAAATCTTGCCGAGGATATGATTAATCTCCAAGATCAACTCACTCCAATTGAACAAGGCATGGGAAATGGCGGGGATGAAATATCCTTTATAAAAAAGAATAAATTCGAAACTGTTGGTGCTATTTTCAATGATTATCCATCAATAAGAGTCGATCAACAAGGTCGAAGTCATCCATTTGAAGTTATTGTAAGTGATGTAGGAGCTTTCAAAAACCATGATTATATGCCAGTTGTTGAAGATGTTGACAACTCATCTTTCTTTCCATGTGGAGAAGAAAGTAAAACAATTGGAAATAAATACAACCTCACAGTTGGTTCTGGTGGTATTAATTTAAAATCCACCGGGGGTATTGAATTAGGAGGTTCTAATTTCAAAGGAGGATTTAAAAAATGCAACATCAGTGCCACTTACGGTGTTCACCTGATGAGTGAAAATATTATAGAATTAGCAAGCTTGAAATCTATAACACTTCGAACAAACAGGCAGGTTTTCGTGGAGAGTGCTATGGGAGTTAAAAATAATATTGTTGTAGGAGGAGGATCATACATAGAAGGTGAAATGTATGTACAACATATAACAGCTCCAGTTGAAATTCAACAAACTGAAGACACGCAATTATTTGGTAAATTTAACATAACAGCATCTAGAACACTTCCAATAGGTGAAGTTTTAATAGATGGCGCTTGGGAGACTGTATATGCCTTGAATGCCGATAACTTAATCGCGACTTATCCGCACAGCCACCACTTTAAAAACATCCCCCTGCGACTGTGTGAGAGTAATTCAGATGTTAGAAAATTTGCACAAGATGAGGATATCAATTCACATGGAACGATATCCCCATCTTTAGCACAAAGACACGAGCGAAAGCCCGTTTACAAATTCAATTAAATGATTTGATCAATAATGCCAAACTGTTGGCATTCTTCAGCATTCAACCAAATATCCTTACTCAAAATTTCATCCAATTTCTTCATAGGCATCTTGGTTTTTTCCTTATAGAATGACTTGAGAAGCTTCATAAGAGCTGTGCAATTATAAATTTCATCTTCCATTTCGTTGAATTTACCATACATACCACCGCTCAATTGATGAATTAAAAGGTGAGAGTATTTTCCCATGTATCTCTTTTCACCAGCGAGTAAGACGAGTGTAGCCGCGCTTGCAGCTGCTCCATCGACATAGGTGTACACTTTAGATTTCATTTGTCTAATTGTATCCACAATCGCGAATGCTGAGAATATCTCTCCACCATTTGACGATAAATGCAGATGGCAAACTGGAGTATACTCATCCCCAAGTGTGTTTTTAGTATTTTGAAGCTTGATGTCAGTTTCAATCAGCATTTTATTCAATTCAACAGCTGATGTGCTGTCGATATCAGCATAAAAGAAGATTTTATTTTCAATGCATCGAATGCCTCCGAATGCATATTGATCACTTGCTGCTGTTGGGATATTTAAAAATATCGGAGTTGAAGTTGGTTCAGACTCTTCAGTGTTTGCTTTGTATGTCCATTTTTTCATAATTTAAGATTCACAAGTTGTACATGTTAGAATTGATCTAGCTAGATCCTGAGCAGGATTACTAGAGCGTTGGTAATATAGACTCTTTACTCCACTTTCCCAAGCGAAAATCATAAGCTCATTGACATCTTTAGGTTTAGTGCTTGGAGGAATCATTAGATTTAAAGATTGTCCTTGATCAATGTATTGCTGTCTTTGAGCTGCTTGCATGATGATATCCTTTTGGGAAATCTCACCAAATGTTTTAAACACATCCTTTTCTTCATCTGTCAATTCAGATAGATGTTGAACACTGCCACCTTTGACAAGAATGCTCTTCCAGATCGGAGCAGTATTGATGCCTTTGTCTTCCAACAATTTAATCAGATATGGATTTTTGAAAGTGAACTTACCTTTAGCCAAATCTTTCGTAAAGTAATTGCTATTCAAGGGCTCGATGCTTGGTGAAACTTGCCCTAGAATAAACGAACTGCTGGTTGTCGGAGCAATTGCCATTGTTGTTGTGTTTCGTTTGCCGTAACCTTTCAATAGAGGAGGTTCGCCGAGAAGTGTAGCTAGATTAGTGCTTGCTACATCACACATAGTTCTAATATGTTTGAAAATTTCTATATTCAGCATCTTAGCATCCAAAGATTCAAATGCAATCATTTTCGATTGTAGTAATGAATGCCATCCCAAAACACCAACGCCTATAGCTCTCTGATTGGTCGCAAACTTTCTAGGAGCCTCCATAAAAGCCACATCTTCAGTTTTGCTGATGAATTCAGTCATGACGGCATCTAGGAAATACACAAGAGTTTCAACAGCGTCTGTGTTTTTCCATTCGTCGTATGTTTCCAAATTAAGACTCGATAAATCGCAAACAAATGATTCATCATCGGAATTAGACAACATAATCTCGCTGCATAGATTTGAATTATTAATTTTCAATCCTTTGTCTTTGTAAACTTGAGGAGCTTGATTATTAGCAGTGTCTGAGAAGAATATATACGGATATCCACTTTCGAATCGCTTTTTAATTACAAGACCCCAAATCTTACGAGCTTCTTTGTCTCCATCAATCATCTTACGCATCCACTCATCTGAAACACACACGCCAATTGACATTTCTTGAATTGTGTTTCCTTCTCCTCTGATTTTCAAGAATTCCTCGATGTCTGGATGATCGATAGGCAAATACGCTGCGAATGAGCCTCTTCTAACATTGCCCTGAGACACGACATTCATAAGCTTGTCGTACAGCTCCATAAAATGCACAGAGCCTGTTGAAGCGCCTCCTGAAGAGATTTCTGAACCTCTTCCTCGGAGATCTCCGAAATATCCACTGGTTCCGCCACCACATTTGGTCATTATACCAACTTCAGACAGCTTGCCAAGAATACCTGTCATCGTATCTGGAATGTAACTTCCGAAACAGCTGATGGGTAATCCTCTCGCTCTACCGAAGTTACTCCAAATTGGGCTACTCAATGAATAGAATCCTCTGGACATATAGTTGATGAACTTTTCTGCAAATCCATCAAAACCTAGATAACTCTGAGCTGCGTTTGCTATTTGAGTGATTCTGTCTTCTGCACTCTCACCCTCTGATAAATAACCCCTCTCAAGAAATTTTCTTGAATCCTCATTTAACCAATACCATTCTTTATTCATAAATTTTTAATTAAAACAAATCGTCTTCTGAAAATGATTGATTCTTTTTGGAATACTCCGTTGGACGGCTATAAAAGAAATCGGTCATGTTGTTGCCTAACAGCTCCTCATCAAACCACAGAGTTTTGGAAAGTAAAGCGTCATCTACTTCAAAAATTCTATCGAACCCAATCTGATCCATGGATTCATTAATTCTATTTTTGATAAACTCTTTTAAAATAGGAGCTGATAAATTTTCTTCTGCGGTGCCATTAACCATCCAATCCACAATCTTGCTTTCGGATTTGAAAGCTTCATGAGCTTCGTGCTTAATTCGCTCTATCAATTCATCGTCGAACAATTCAGGATGCTCTTCGCGAATGGTGTTGATCAACTTTACACCAACCAGAGCATGCAGAGCTTCTTCATTGCGTGTGTATTTAACTTGCTGATCTGTGTCTTTCAAGACATTTTTGAAACGAGCAAACCAATTAATAATATAAAATTGAGAAAATAATGAAACATTTTCTACAAACAATGTGAATAGAATCAATGCGTATAGATATTGCTTTTTAGAATCTTTGTAGAATTTGTGGGTGTATTTTCTGAGATACTTAACACGACCCTGAATCCACTCCAGTTTTAGGTTTTCTTCAAAAATGTCATTGAGACCAAGAACATCAAGCAATCTTTCGTAAGCGTTGTTGTGAATAACCTCAACATTCGCCATTACATAACCAAGATCTGATAAAGATGGATGTGGTAGATTCTCTCCCAACTTTGCCCAAAATGTTTTTACTGCAACTTCAATTTGCCCAATTGCTGACAGTGTTCGAATTATAATTTCACGCTCTTGATCACTTAATTCAACTTTGAATTGCTGTACATCAGATTTAAAATTGAATTCTTTATCCGTCCAAAATCCATTGTGCATAGCCTCTATAAATTGATCTGTCCAAGGATATCGATTCGGCTTTCTGCTTATTTGCTCACTAAAAATGCTCATTGTTGATTGATTGTTTTCTATTGTATCGTACTGCATAAATTTGTCAAACTGGTTTCGTTCGATTATTTAACTCGGCGGATTTAGCTCTGCTGAATTTGGTTAAAACCATTTTTTTAACTAAATAACATAAAAAATAAGCGATAGAATAAATACTATTGTGAGCTTTAAAAAAGATATAGAACTTTTAAATAATGTATATAATTACGTTATTTCAGAAAATAATAACAATCAGGGCGATCTTCCCCCAGAGATTAAAAAAGGGGTCGAAGAGCTGGCAAAATTAGCGGTTGAAGGGGATGAAGAAGCTATCAAGATGTTGACAAATCCTCAATACGCTGAACAAATTTTGAAAAAAGCTGAACAGGAAAAAGGCGATGAACCTGTAACAGAAGCATTTGAAAAGTTTAGAGCGAACATTGGATCAAAATTAGGAGGAGGCGACCCCATCGAAAGAAGATACGATTTATTTTTACGCGATGTTAATGGGCATTTGTGGGAAATAGAAAAAGATTCAAAGCTGCTTAATGTTGAACCTAAAGAAGTTAATAAATTTATTAGTGATATTATTGGCGTTGAACCCAAGGTAGACAAACAAGGTAAGCTTCTACAAAAAATAGGTTATGGAATTGGTCGTGCTGTTGGTGTTGGCATGTTTGCCGCGCCTTTCGCTATAGCAGCTACCCACTTGGCACCAGCTATCGGCTTATATGGTATAAGCGCTAAAGTTTTAGGAGGTGCTCTGGCAGGTGGCGGTAGAACAGCTACTATTTTAACTAACAAGCAATTATCTAAAAGTGAGAAGATTATGGAAATCATCAAAGCTGTGGGTGCTGGTTATGCTATGACAACCGGATATCAACCAGATCAGCCATATAATTATCAATCAACTAAACCAAACGTAGCTAAAATGCCTGTTGATAAAGAATTCCCAGAACTTCATGATACTCCGTTTGATAAACTATCAAGACTTGATCAAGTCAAACAAAGCGTGGCTGATTTATTGAGAAATAAGGGAATAGTCGGATCATCTGGTGGAATTGATGGTATAGCAAGTCCAACCATTATGAATGCTATGGATATGGCTGGCGTTAATACAACCGCAGAATACGCTAAAGTTCTCAAGGGATTAGGTGGATTGAGCACTGAAGCACTGAAACAAATGCAGAACGATCCAAATTACGCTATTAAAATAATAAAACAATTTAGATAATGAAAAATTCAAAAGAAACGGAAAACATATACGCGATATATCAAGAAGGTATTTTTGATAGAGTCGGGGCTAGAATTAAAGGCATTGGAAATACTAAATTATTCGGCGGCAGTGGTTATAATGCTGGCAAGGCTGAAAGTTTTAAAGGTAAATTTTATGCAAGAATTATCAAGGATATTGACAAATTCCTCAAAGAAGTACAAACGATGGGTAAACTTTCATCATTGGATGATTTTGAATCAAAGTATCCAGAGATGGCTAGAAAAATAGCGTGTATGGCAGATGCCGTTGGACATACAACACAATTGAAAACTCAATGTAAAAACGCTACTCCAAATCCTACTCCAAATCCTACTCCAAATCCTACTCCAAATCCTACTCCAAATCCTACTCCAAATCCTACTCCAAATCCTACTCCAAATCCTACTCCAAATCCTACTCCAAATCCTACTCCAAATCCTACTCC